CATGCGGGGCGTGCGCGCTGTGCAAGAAGACCTGCACGCTCGACTGCGCCTGACCGTTGTTGTCGGACGAGTTGACACCTTCGCCAGCGGCGACGACCGACCGCACAGTCGGGATGTCGGCGGCCGTGTACGGCGACGTGAAGTCGAGGACGCGCGCCATCTGGATCGTGCCAGTCGTCGGGTCGAAGTTTAGGCCCGCGCCGTTGACAGACGCACCCGTGATTGGATCGGCGAGCGAGAACTGCGTGGCGTTAATCTTCGTGAGAACGAACTGACGATTGCGGAGCGCCGGGCAATTGGATGACTTGCAGCCGTTGAACAGGAGTTGACCCTGATCGTTCGTTGACCAAGTGGGAGCGCTCGCCAGCGTGACGATTGCCGGATTGGTCGTGCTGATGTCAACGACATAGGCCGAGCTATCGAAGACAAGGCTGTGCCCTTCGAGGAGACGGATATGCCCGTTCGTCAACTCGGTAGTGAAGGGCGCAACGTCGGTGAAGTCGAAGCTGATCACGCGACCGAAGACGCCACTGCGCGTCGTGCAAATGAACGCAGTGCCGGGGCGGCGCACCCACGCGCCCTCCTCGATGGGGAAGCCATTGAAGCAAATGTTCAGGGCGGTCTTGTACTTCGGATCGTCAATGCGACCTTGCGCGTAGAGCGACCATTCACCGCCGACGAACGATGCCTGAACGTATGAAGCATTAGGCATGGCGCTCTCCTAGATACGCGTCGTGATGTAATCGTCCTCGTACGGCTCTGTCGGCTGCTCCTCGATCCCGTTGACAGTACGCGCTTCGGTCATGAACTGCTTGTACTTGCCTTGGATGTTCGAGGTCAGCGAAGCCTTCTGCGTTAGCTCCTCGCAGATTTCCTCGCCGATGCGGCAGCCAAGGCCCTCGCAGAACATGTCGTCCATCTTCCAGACTTGCGTGATGTCGGCGACGAAGCGGACCATGATCGGGTACGCCTCGCGGCTGATGATGAAGTTACCGTCGAGGTTCCAGTCTCGATACTGGATGCCGGTCGGCGCACCGAGGAAGCTGACGCTGCCCTGCTTCGGGTCTTCCGGGGCCATGCGAAGGAAGCCAGCCGGGAGGACGAAGACGTTGCGCGTCTGCATCTGATAGGCCGGGCCAGCACCAGCCGGGTACTGGATGTTCAGGTTGTCGAGCGTCGCGTCGAGTGCGAGCCAACCCTGATTGGACGCCGAGGTTTGGAAGTTGCTGATCCACGGAACCTGCACAGTCGTCTTCACCCACCAGTTGGTCGCAGGTGTGTTCGGGTTGAAGGTCGAGCCCACCGGCTGGTTGCCGATGTTCGAGCCCTGCACCGACTGATAGAGGTAGCCGTCGTCGCCAGAGGTGAAGTCATCCTTGGCGTAAGTCTGCCCGGCGTTCCACTTCGGGTACGAGCCCGGCGCACCGACGACCGACCACTTCGTCGGGTTGGCACCGCTGGCCGGGTTGAAGTTCGTGTTCGAGACGAGCGCCTTATACAGCACGCGGTCGCTACCGATCACGAGCGCACCGATGCCGTACGTCGGCGAGGAGTTCCAGAAACCGTAGACGCCCGGCTGTGCGACGAGGTTGTTGTTGATGTTTGAGCGCCAGTAGAAGCCATCGCTGTCAACGACGACAGAGCCAAGCTGATAGTAGCTCGTCGCTGCCCACGCGGACGCAGCAGTCGGGCTCGCGGCGTTGTTGTTCTCCAATGACACGTACGCCTGCTCGCCGACATACACGAGGTCGCCAGCGTTGTAGTTCGGCGCGGGGATTGTGACCGTGCCGTTCGGCGTGGTGACGACTGTGCCCTGCGCGAGCCAAGGCTGCACGCACATGGAGCCGAAGTAGGCGTCCCAATTCTTGGCTGTGCCCGGCGTGTCGTTGACAGAGGTCGTGGCCTGATTGACCCACGTCACGTTGTTGTACGTGACCATGTGGCCGACGCCGTACTGGCGGGTCGCGCTCCACGCACTCGGCACGAGCAGAAGCGTCGGCTGTACCGTGCCGCCAATGGGAGCGTTGCCGAGCGGCGTGTTGACAGGGTAGAGGATCGCCCGACGCACCGCGAAGCGCCACACGTTGCGGCGCAACTCGGCGCGACGGAGGTGATCGTAGCAATTGGCTACGGCCGCTGCGCCCTTCTTGTCGTCATCGAAGGACGTAATGGCGGACACACCGCAATGCTGTAGGCCGCGATTGCCGATGTCCACAGGGGCGTTGAAGTTGCCCATGGCGCACTCCCTTACTCACCGGGGATGCGCTGGATGCTCGCATAGGCCCCGACTGCGGATGACACGTCGAACTCGTACGTGCCCGGTGGAAGATCGACCGGCATGAAGTACGCGGTCCCGAGGGCCGTGTTCTTGATGTCCGTGCCTGAACGGTCATGCGCGATCTTGTAGTTGCCGTCCGCGCACAGCATCTTCAACTGAACTGCACCAGAGGTGCCGAAGATGCTGACGTAGTACGACCCGCCTGACAGGACGAACGGACCCTGCAAGGTCGTGAAGTTGAGGAATGAAACGCCGTCGAGTGCGCGCATAGTCGCCTCCCTTAGCTCGGGGGCAGGTCAACGCCCGCGCCAGTCGTGGTGCCGACGCCGTTGCCGCCGATGAACTGCTCGAAGACCTCGATGGCCTTGAGCGCGTCCAGCTTGGTCACGCCCTTCCCGCCCTGAATGTAGAGCGTGATGTCGGCGAGCGCGCCGCCGAGAGCAGCCACGACCGCAGCCGTGGCAACCTTCGTGGCCGCCGTGTCGGTCTTCGCCGTGGTCGCGGCAGTCTGCGCCGTGATGAAAGCGGCGAGCGCCGTGTTGAGCAGAGCGCCTACCGTGGCCCACTGCGCGTGGGTCAGGCCGGTCGCGCCGCCGAACGTGAACTGGTCGGTCGTCGTGTTGTACGTGTCGCCAGTGATGGCGATGACAGCAGCGGCGAACGTGTCAACGTCCGTGTCAACCGTGGTGAGGTCGGTCACGACCGTTCCAGCGGCAGTGTCCGCCGTGCCAGCGTCGGTGTCGGCGGTCGCGGCAAGGGCAACGGCAGCGGCCGGTGTCACCGTCGCCGTCTTCACGGACTGCGGCTGGTCCTTGTCGCCGCGATTGAGACCATATGAAAAGTCGGTCATGTGTCACTCCTACGTTGGAAGGATCGAGGTATCTCGCATGAACCCGAGGGCTCCCACGAGTGCGCCGTTCAGCGTGGCGATGTTCGGCGCGTGCGCTGTATCGGTCTGGATGAAGACCTGCGACAGCCCGATAAGTGTCGATGCGTTCGTCAGGTCCGTAGCTACCGTCGTCGTTGACAGCAGGTTGGCGTTCGTCTTTGTCAACGCCGTTGCCGTCTTTGCGGTCGTCAAGCTAGTGACGACAGCATCCACGTCGGTCTTCACGGTCGTCGCCTGCGTCTTGGCCGTCGCAGTCGCGGCCTTGGCCGTTACCTGATCGGAGCCAACGAGGTTGAGTGCCGTGCCAAGCGCACCGGCAAGCTGCGCGTGGGTCAGGCCCGTCGCGCCGCCGAACGTGAACTGCTTCGTGGTCGAGTTGTACGTGTCGCCCGTGATCGCGATAAGCGCGGCGGCGAACGCGTCGAAATCCGTGCCCGTCGTGCCAACATCGGTGTCGGCCGTCGTGGCGTTCGTGACGCTCGTGCCAGCGGCAGTGTCCGCCGTGGTATTGAGTGTCTGCGCTGCGCCAACGTCCGTGTCGGCCGCGCTCGCATTGCCTTGTACCGTCGTGATGTCGGTCGCCAAGGTGGCGAGGTCCGTCTGCGCCTGAATGACATCGGCAGCGATGTTCGAGACAGTGATTGGAACTTCACTGTTCGAGTTGGGAGTGCCGATGACGACGCCGACAGCTACAAGGCTCATGTGTCACCTGTGAGTTAGAGGATGCGCCCCGGCCTTGACGGAGGAGGGTGGGAGGCCCGGCCCATAGGAAAGCCGGTGGCAGGGCCGGGGCGCAACTCGTTGAGACGGACTACAGAACGAAGTCCACCTCGATCTGGATGACACCGGAAGCCGCAGTCGTGCCCGCGTGCTGGCACATGAGCAGCAGGTCGAAGTTGCCGCCCGGATCGACGGCGTTGCCGCGCTGGTCCACGAACCCGAAGTAGTTCCACAGCGGAATGAGCGTGTTCTGCGGAGCAGACGCCCAACCACCAGCGAACACGAGGTCTTGGGACAGGGCCGCGCCCGAGTTGGCGTTCAGCGCCACGGCCGAGCCGAACAGCTTGTTCGGAGTGCCGGTGTAGCCGGTGCCTGCCGTCACGGTCGCAACCGTGCCGTCGAGTGCGGTTGTCGGGATGGTTCCCTGCAACGCGGGCTGCGTCCAGTCCTGCGTGCTGTCGCTGAAAGCGACATTCACGTCGAACGTGGCTGCGTTGGTCGCGTTGCTGTCGATGCCCTTGCCATAGGCACGGACATGCTTGACCTTGGCGGCGGTCGGGAAGCGGCACAGACGATACACGTCGTACTGCGCCAGAGCGTTCGTCACAGCCACGTTGTCGTCAACGCCCTGCTTCGCGCCCTTGATGCCTTCACCAGCGGTCGGATAGCCCGGACCCCAAGGGGTCGCGTCCATCGCCGTGATGACAGTGGATTTCAGATTGATGGTCATGGAAGTCTCCAAAGAAAAGGGTTGAGGGAGGGCGGCC